TATCTCACCCTTTACATAATCAATCTTACCAACATTCTTTCTTACAACTATTGGTTGTGTTGCAGACTGTAATTTAAAGAAAAAGATACTTCCAGTTAATCCATTGGAATCTGGAAGATCTGACATATAAAGAGTATCGTTAATTCCAGCAACACGGAATCCCGAAGATTTAATATTGTATCCACTCATATTTTTAATATGAAACTGATTTCCATAACAAATTTCATAATCCGCAAATTTATTAACTTCTGCTCTTAAATCACGTCTCATTATAACTTTGGTAATATTAGATGTAATTGCAGAATTAGAGTCATCAATTATTTTGAGGTACTTACTGTATTTGAATCTTGCTCCATATTTGTTAAGTTCCTTTGAATTTGCATAGTTTTTAATATTATTGAAAATAATGTCTTTTAAATTATTTGCATCATTAGTTGCGTTTGCATTATAATATGCAGTAGTATCCGTTTCTAGATATAGGTATTTGAGATCAATGATTTCTGGAACAATGCCAGCAACTGCATATCTTCTCAATTCTCTCTCAATATTATCTTTAACTTGATTCGAAACAAATGGACCATTAATTGGTTTAATGCTTATAAAGACTCTTCCATATTTTGGAGGTGTTAAGTCCTCGCCACCAAAAACAGAAATAGATTCTGCTTCTGAATAGATTGAAGGTATGATCGTCTCATAATCTGTTGCAGTAACTGCACGATTTTGTGAAGAATACTTTCTTGGTGCGTATTTTTTGATGGATTCAACAGATTCAATTTCTCTTCCATTTTGTGATGAAGAATTTGTTGTAATTAATGAGATTCCTGTTGTAACTACTCTATTATTATTATCTACAATACGTCCATTGAAATTAAACGATGAAATACCATTACCACTTTCTCCATTTGTTACATTATAAGAAACTTCAATATAATTTAAGTTTTCAAGTTTTTTACCAAATACTCCATCTCCAAAAATCAATTCATATCTCTGATCTTCTATTTCTTGGATAAAAAATACTCTCGACTCAAAATTGATATCAAAAAGATTTCTTGACAATTTGTATACGTTTTTAACAGTATTTAATTCACTATCTCTTACAAAAACACGAATAGAATCAACATCAATATTTGCATTATCTAAAATAAATTTTTGATTTGGATTATTTGCATCGACAGTAAAATTATTAATAATATAAGTTCCTTCATAGATATTGATGTTTTCAAATAAAGCAATACCATTTACTACAGGAACAGTAATATCTTGTGGAATTGTAAATGAGAAACTTTGATTTCCAAAAGAACTACTTGAAGTACAAATAACTCCATTTTTAATTGTTAGTGTAAGTGGATTAGTAGTAAATCCTGTCGTATCTACAAAAAATGAGATATTTGCTTTTGATGATGCGCGAGAATGTGGAACGTATCCAATGTTACGTGCAAGAGAGACTACATTTTCTCTTAGTGTTGCACTATCAATGAATACCTCATTGCTAATCATATTAGCATTATATGAGGAAATATATGTATTATATGCTAAAACATCAACCAAAGTTGAAAGATTGGATCCTTCAAAATCATAATCAGTAAAATTCGAATTCGCTCTTAGATACTCGCGAATTGAACTTTTTATTTGATCGAAATCTAGATTTGTAAAATTAACTAGTGCCATTTATCGTGTTGGCTGAAGTGCAAATGATAACTGTTGAGGTAAAACGTCAATGCCTACAATTCTATAATTTATAGTTACATTGAACTCATTATTATCATAGTTAGGAGAGACAACCACCTCAATTAAATCAACTCTTGGTTCATAATTTCTAATAGTATTTTCGATTTCATCTTTAATAACCGATGCAGATATGTCATCCATATTCTCAAAAAGAGAACGACTCACCTTTGAACCTAGATTTTCATTAAAAAACTTTTCTCCTGGATATGTAAATACTAAATTTCGAATAGAGCGAGCAATTGCAGTCTCATTTTTAAGTGCAATGAGGTCATAATTGATTGGATTGGCCTGAAATGTCATACTCAGGTCTTTGAAACCTTTACTGACTCGCTCTAAAGGCATAAAAATGTATAAAGATATAAAATCTGTATTATTTATTCGCCTTTTTTCGATTCATAAAGTGGTTCTGTTCCATAATTCCAGTCATCATAATCCTCATCATTACGAATTTTTGAGTGAATTTCGTTTTGATGATAAAAATCATGTTTTTTAGGTGTCAATTCATCATTTGCAATCTCACGAAGCATTTTTTGCTTCTGAATTTGAGTTTCCCACCCATATTCACTACTCAAATACTGAGTTCCCCACTCATTTCGCATAAAATTTTGATCTTTATCGACTTTTTTGGTCATTTTGTGCTCCTGATTCGTTAAAATCAGAACTTTTTACGGGGTTGCTATCCCGAATATCAACATAAAATCCTCTTCGAAGATAATCTTCGTCTTCAACAAAGATAAAACTATCTATTTGTTTTACTTCTTCTCCTTTCCAAATTGGAATTGCAATTGAATTACCATAACGAAAGTCTGGATTGCGTCGAAAATGCACTTCAATAAGTTTATTTCCAATAAATTCACAGTTAATCCATTCATAGTTTCCTTTTAGGTTGGTTAATACTTCTGGAAATTGAACTTCTTGTTCTATTTTAGTCCATTTTTTCCATTTGTACAGCGAATCATTACTATCTCGTTCACCTAATATTACAAGTTCTGCCTTTTTATCTCTAAAATCAACACTTATATGATTTCCATGGAACCTTTGACACCAAAATTCTGATGGATGAAAGTCATCAGTGTATTTGTAAATCCATTCAATACGAGAAAATCGTCCCATACCAAGTAAATTAATACTTGGTCGGACGATATAATAGTCTGGAGATGGAACAGAGGTCCCTACAGGACCACACAGATACCCCAGAGAGTGTGATAGAAAAAGTTTGTTATATACCCACAAATCATCCTTATGAATTGAATTCCATTCATCTACTGGATCTGTGTAGTACATACGTTAAATCCTGATGGATTGTTTCGATGAAGAGTATAGTTCTTCTGAATACGAATGTCCGAATTTTTAAAAGTCCAACATTCTCCATTACTATCTAGAAAGACAACCCATTCAAGATCATGTTCTTGAGAGCGATCGATCATAAAAAAAGCCCAACCATTACCTTTAGGAGTAATGACTGGGATTTGAGGATTAAGTTGAATCACCGACCTTGACCGCGATACCTCTTCTTACGTCCATTACGAGAGGTTGCACTAAGTAGTGTACGAGCAGAACGTCCTTGACGAGTCTTCTTCGGTGCTCCGGGTTCAAAAATAGTCTTATTAGATCCACCGCCTTTAGCCATTTGTAATTTCCTCCATTTCAATTAAATTAGGATCAATGTCTTCTCCTGAGTAAAAACGCTCTGAGAAGTCTTGTAGGATCTCAGCACAGTCTTCTGCACTGAGATCTTTATAAATTTTACGCCCTTTGTATAAAAGATTGTAAAGTGTACTCATTAGATTACGCGAGTTTTTTCATGTCCAACTCTAATACGAGGATCGCACCAGATTTCAAAGCCCGCCTCTTTTGCATCGAGACAGAATGAAACATCCTCACCACACATATCCTGAACTTGTCCAGATTCAAATTGTTGCATCTTAGGTGCAAACCAAGGATACTCAAGATTCTCAAAGACACCCTTCTTAATCAGAACCCAACCAAAACCAGTATAATCAACTGTGAAAGGCTTTCTGCGCTTTTGAATTGAATCAACGGTTTCATGATTCATTACACCACCATTCTTGCGGAAGTCTTCTTCTTCTAACCAGTGTGCTACTGAGGTCGTGTGACCATCTTCTGTGGCATACCAACCAGCAACAACTTCTTTCTCTTCACCTTCTTCATTCAGTGCAACATCACAGAGTTGCCAGAACTTTTCTGTGTTAAAGACAATATCCGAGTCAATCCAAAGTTGATAATCATATTGTAGTTTACCATCCCAAGGAATTTGCTTCGGACCACGGAGAACATTTGCACCAAGACATTTGCATCGTGCAAAGTTAACCATAGAAGAGTAATCTTGAGAAATCTGAATACTCATTCCATTTTGTACAAGATCAAAACAAAGTTGTACAAATGCTTTTAGAAAAATAAACGAACATCCTCTACCAGGAAGACAGAAGACAATCGACTTACCTTTCATCCTTTCTTTAATCGCATCATAATCCCATTCTTGTTCTTTGGGCTTAGGTGCTGTTGCTTTTACTGTAAATCCTTTTGCCATAAAATTAACAAACCTTCAGATCAATTTTATCAGTCTATATATGCTTTTGTCAATTCGCCTCAATGAGAAGAATTGAGTAATACTTCCTTATTCACATAAAGTTCTTCATAACTTAAATCTTCTTTTGTAAGATCCAAATCAAGTAGATCAACCATTCTGTGCATCATCTCCCAGGTCTCAGAGAATTTACTCTCTGATAAACTGTGATACACACACCGATCCTTTGCATATATGTGATAAACCTTTTCAGTCATAAAAATATTTTCCGGAATTTTTTTAGTACTTTTTATTTTGTAACCGCATTATATATCAGAACCAATAAAAAACCAACAGTACCTCCGAAGATCGTAAAGCATTGCCGTGGATACCTTATTAACCATCCCGCAAAGACTACCTTCCAAAAATTCCAATAAGGTCTACTTTTTTTTCCTCTTACGCGCACCATTTGCTTTTGCTTGACTCTTGTAACTCTTACAACGTTTATCTGGTCTGGACTTACCGTTCTTATGAATCCAACGAGTAAACATTTTTATCTCCGGAAAAATTTTATGAGGTTGATATTTAGAAGTCGATTTGTCACCTCTGTAGGTTAAGGTAGTTATGCTTTTTTATATACGCAACGCCGCCGCGACGATATAACAACGCCCCGCAAATAACTGCCGGATCACTGTCATCGCCAAGCATAACATAAGTGCCCCTCACAGTCAAGCAAGGGGCACACAGTTAGACTACATCAGAACGCGATTTCCTCCAGAGTAGGAATACCAAGTGCCTGCTCAATCATAGGCGACTCGATATAATCGAAACCAGCAACATTATCAGAGGTGAGTGCATCAAGAATCGAAAGAATCTCAGTGCCAGTGTTACCTTGTGCCAGCATCGAAAGCATCACAGACTTAGACATTTTATGCGTTTGAGTGTTAGTTAGTGTGTGTTGAGTGAGTGTCTTTTTAGAGGCGCATCTCATTCCTCTTTGTATACCTTACTGTACGCCTTCGAAGATGTACTTATCCATCAAACTTTCGATCGGACTAGACTGGCAAAGGTTGACGAATTGAGTAACAGCAAGAGTGACATTCAGCTGGTGATCTTCTTCATCAATGTCGTCGCATTCTTTACTCACAAAGTCCTGATAATACTTCGAGCACATACCAATCCGCACAAGATCGCGGAGCATAGTCATCTCTTCATCGTTGAGTTTGATGGTATACTTAGTGGAGGTTTTCATGGTGAAAAGTGTTGATTAGTGTGAAACGAGTGAGTGTTACTTAAGACTGATAATCAGGCAGAAGGCATAACACCTTGGAGCATCAGATTGAGGTTCGTTTCGTTATGCTCAGACTCGATAACTTCGATGTGCTCAACGTTACCGATCATCTGAACATTGTGCAGACGCTCATACCAGGCGTCGAACAGTTCCCAACTCTTAGCGGCACAAAGTTGGAAGGCATTCTCGATAGCGGTGTTCAGTTCGATTTGAGACATTTAAGGTCGTTTGAGTTGGTGTCTATACTACTGATGCACTTTGAAGGGCCCAGTTTTAATCAGCAGTGGCCAGAAGTGTGATAGATCTTGTTGCAATCCTGCATCTGTGCTTTACCTGAACGGCGACTAGATGCTTTCATCTTCACGCCTAAAGCTGACTTGCGGTTATAACGTACTGCAGAGGGCAATACTGTTACACAAGGCACCACACCTGCACTCTGAAGATCATCAATCAGTGACAGGAGTTGTTGAGTGGAAGTCATCAGATGTTTCAGTGTGGTGCTTATACTACTGATGCACTTTCAGGGGCCCAATAGTATTCACTGTGCGTCCTTATGTGTTACCAACGGTCGGGAGTTGACAGGTCTTCCACATAAGCCTCACACCTCTCAGCTGGTTCCAACTTGAATAGTTTCTCCCAGTCAATCTGATGCGGGTCAAAGTCAGGAAACGCGGAGATGTCTAGAGTGATCCTATAACGAACCTTCTGTGCTTGACTGTATGCTACGGACATAAGTGCGCTCCTTGAGTGTTATGGGAGTATTGTAAGATGTCTGAGAGTGGATGTCAAGGTCTGGGGAGTATTTATGGAGTGCCTGTGGATTTTTTCGGGGTATCTGTGTGGATTTTGTGACGCGGGACTTGACAAACTGTGTGAGAGTGTGTTATAGCTTGCAACGTAAGATAACGACCTAGAGAGACATTTAAATCACACATTATTCTCATCAATAAACACTATTGATTCTCAACAAACTAACACATATTGAGAACAAATACACACTCCATTTATGTTTATTTGCACATAAACTTTTCATCCATTTAGTATAGCAACTTACCAGTGTAAAACCTGCTATTTATACATAGAACTAGAGCGTCTTATCAGTAATGAATCAAGGTATCATTTATGCCATCTACAATAAAGAAACAGGCAAATATTACATCGGTCAAACTATAAAAGAACTCAACAAAAGATGGCAAGAACATCTATACGAAGCAAAGAGAATGAGGGATACTCCACTATACAGATCTCTTCGCAAATATGGAGCAGATAAGTTTAAAATAAGAGTGATAGAAGAGTGCTCAGTTGATGTACTTGACGAAAGAGAAACTTACTGGATAAGTGAATACAACTCATACGATAATGGATATAATCAAACTGATGGATCTGGTGGTCAGTATAGAATAAGCGAAGAAGTAAAAGATAAAATAAGCGACTCAATGACTGGAGTTCAGAAGACACCAGAACACATTGAAAATATTAGAAAATCAAAAAAAGGTAAAGGAATTGGTTTTACTATAAGAGGTGACGGTAAGCATAGTCGTGTTAAGATAAAAACAATAAACGTTGATACCTTGGAAGAAACTTTCTATGATAGTATAACTGAATGTGCAAGTGGTTTAGGTATAGCAGTTTCTAATCTTCACCGTAGTATAAAGAATGGATGGAAAGTTAAAGGACACAGAATCATCAAGTTAGAAGATAAAAAGCAAAGTCACGCAATCTATGGCGTCGATAAAGTAACAAACAAAGTCAAATATACCTTTCCAAGCATAAGAGCAGCTGCAAGAGAATTGGGTTGTGGTTGTGACACTACTTGCAGAAGGTCACTCAAATATCCACACAAATATACCTGGAAAGGTTGTTACTGGTTTTACCAATAGACATAAAAAAAGAGAGGAAACATATCCTCTCTCTATTGATTCTGAACTGCGAAAGATTCGATTCCATTGACTACTCTATTGCCTAGATTAGCAAGTCCATTGAATCCTACTGTTGAAAGAATGATACCAACGACTACACCAATGAAGAACTTTGACATTATACTAACTCAGCAGGACTTCCACATGAGAGATAGAACTCTACCATACGTTTTGCCTCATCTAATGTAGAGAATGACTGTGTTCTCCATTGTTGTTGATAAGGTGTAAAGTAACGGATCGTGAACATTTTTATTTGATTCAGTTAGAGTGAAGAATGGTGATCATCTTTTGGTGATAGTCGTTTGCTTCTACCTCACATTGATGAGACTGTGTTGCATCTTCGATCTCATATTGTTTCATATCAAGACGATGAATGACGCTTTCTAGAAGATCAGTTAATGCTTCGATCTTTTGTTCGTTAGTCATCACTTTATCAGTTAAGGCGCATACCATTGAAGAAAGGAATTGTAGTTCCATCAGACATACGGAACTGCCAAACATAGTTCTTTTGGAATACACTTTCATTGCCAATTCCATGAGCACGGAGAAGTGCATTAAGACGGCTCTTTGTGGTGTTTGATTGCCAACCACCATCGAAAAGTTGCATCCAGGTATCACCAATCTTAGCGATCAGATTGTTGTGCAGATACACCTCAGATACACCTTCATAGTTGATCACTTGAGTATTGTCTTTCTTCCAGTCAATCTCTTGAATGATTGCCTGATTCATTTGGGATTCGATCTTACGCATGATTTGTTTGTTGAAGTGTTGTGCTTATACTACTGATGCAGTTTCAAGGGCCCAGTTCTTATCTTCAGAACTTTTCGATCCATTGTGCAATCTTTTGCAGTGCAGTTTCCTTATCATTGCACTTGCACTTACGGAACTTAGTAGTGTTCAAACCTTTTGAAATCAGTTCCAGTTTGCCATCAGCAAGACAGAAGATTCCGTAGCGAGAGTTATGAAAGATATTGTTAATCCACTGATCTTGACTATCAGCACTGACCTTAAAAAAGGTGGAAGTGTGATTCGCAAGAGTGCTATTGTCGATGTGAAGGTAAGGAAAGGACATTTGATTGTTGCTCATACTACTGATGCACTTTCAAGGGCCCAGTTTCTATCAGGCAGCGATTGCAGACTCTACACATACCTCACGAGTATCCATGAGAGAGTAATCGAAACCTTCATTCTCTTCTAGATGCTTTTGATAAGCAACAGCAGCAGAGAAGCAATCAAACAAGCGGAGAGATTTGAAGTCTTCACCTTCATAATCAAAACCACCGATGACAGCGTAGACTTTAGACATTTGAGAAGTTGCAGTGTTCATACTACTGATGCACTTTCAAGGGCCCAGTTTTATTCAACATAAACATATTCTCCTTCAGTATGGCAAAACTCCATAAGATAGTAATCAATACTAACACCAATTTCTTGTGCTTCAGTATAGAACTGTTGGTATTGTTCTCCGTTCAGAATGAAGTAATTTGTCTCAATCATCAGTGGTGAAAGTAATAACGAATCAGGATAGATGCGAACAAAGAAAGATTAAGCATTGATGATTTCGTAGTTCAGAGACTTAATGCACCAACCAGTATTGTTGGTAATCGTATCAGTCAATTCATCCTCAGAAGGTGAAGTCCAGAGGCAAGATGTAGTCTCATTGATGATCTCATCTTGCTCGTCTTGAGTGAGATCTTCACCGTCGAAATCAAACTCAATGTTTGTTACTTTGTAGTAGTTCATCGTTCGTTTTGCTCTTATACTACTGATGCACTTTCAAGGGCCCAGTTTCTATCAGGCAACAACAGTGTTCACATCAGGATTGAAAGTAACTTCAGTAATCACATCGAAATCATCACTCATTTTAACATAATTCCAGAGAGTGTCAGTCTCATCATCTACATTTTCCTGATAAAGATGAATGAAACCGTTCTCATCTTGCTTTACATAGCAACCATCATAATTCTCATCATCGAATACATAACCAGATGCAATCAGTGCTTCAGTGAATGTCATTTTGTGTTTGTGTGTTGTGCTTATACTACTGATGCAGTTTCAAGGGCCCAGTTCTTATTGACTGGTGACACTTTCGATCATTTCGTTCACATACTCTTCGTCATAGAATTGTGAAATCTCTTCGATCAATTCATCAGGAGTAGAGCAACTCTCACGCAGATTCATTTCAATTTGTTCGGATACAAATTGCACCAAACTATCCAGATCCATTCCATCAACTAACTGCTCAACATAGTTGGCAAGAAGTGAATCGTATTGTGTTTGAGTAAGTTCCATTTTTGTGTAAGGATTAGGAAGTGAAATCACCAGTTGATCAGTGTAGCTACATTACCAAGTTTATTCTGTTCGTCTACAATCTCCATCGCATGATTATATGTTTTGACGGAGATGTAACGTGCTTTTCCTCTTGTCTCAGGAAACAATCCTAGTTTGTCAATGATACGAACTGTGTTTGAATGTTTCATTTCAGAACGTGACGATAATCAATGGATCGAATACACCAACCAGTGGCAGCTGTGATTTCTTCGATTAGATCTTCTTCATCATCAGCTTCCCAGATTTGACCTATCGTTTCCTCTGTGATTTCTTGTTGATAATCAGGATCTACATCGCCCCAGGTATCATCATCAGAGGAAAAATCGAAGTCGATTTGTGTAACTTGGAATTGCATCATTTGCAGTAGGAAGGATCAACTTGGCAGAAACGATCAGCTTGTCTTTCTTGATACTCATTCACCGTTGCATAAGCTGGAATTGCAACTTTAAGACTCAGAGCAAGAGTAGCAATCAGAAGTGCGATTCTCATTGTTAATCAGTCAACGACAGAGTAGCAAGCAACCCAGGAAGGAATCCCAGAAAGTGATAACGAACCGTTGCGGGCATCGCAATAATCTTGGGCGTCATCTTCGGAGTAGAAAGGTCCAATATACTCGGGAGAATCGAGTGCATTGGAATCGAAGCGAACTGTGAAAGTGGTTTGTGTCATACTACTGATGCACTTTCAAGGGCCCAGTTTCAGTAACCGTTCAGGAAGTCAGCAAGTGCTTCCTGATACTCAGTTTCAGTCTGAAAGTTACGATAACCAATCGTGAGAGGAAAGGTACGCTTTGGAGCAGAAGCTTTAGGCAGGTCACGACCTTTATCGAGAACCTGTTGAGTGTAAGGATTGGAGTTGTAGTTAGTGTTCATACTACTGATGCACTTTCAAGGGCCCAATTACTTGAACACACCGTTGACACCTACAACTTTTGCAGTAGGATTTCGTGCTTGTGCAGTCTCACGCGCATCTTTTGGAGAGTTAGCATACACTTCCTCCTTAAAGACTTTACCACCAACGTATAACTGAACTTCGTATTTCATAGTGTTTGAAACTCCTGTGCTTCTTTGATGTTAGAATTGAAGAACTTTTGCAGAATGGAAGTGATTACAGGTTGCCATTCTTTATCTTTAATCAGGTCACGATTTTGTGCTTCAACAAGAAACTTAAGAATACAAGTTTCTTCATTGGCAGTGAAATTAACGCGAGTGAAAGTGTAACCGTCAGTCATAATCAAACTCCTAGCAGTTCGCGTTGCTCTGGTGTGAGAGATTCAATCAGTTCTTTACGCTTTTGTGCTTTGATTTCTTTCTCTTGTTGTTTCACAAGCATTTCATCCAAAATGTTATCCATTGTGTAGAAATCATAGTCTCCTCCATTATTCCAAGTGGATTCACCTTCGTTATCTACAAAGATGCTTTGATTGTAGAAGTCACCATCAACACACCAATCACAATACAGAGTGATTTTATAACCTTCATCAGTTTGACGAAAGGTTGCGCCAGAAGGAGAAAGTTTCTGTGCTTTACAGAGAAAGTTCAGCAGTTCGGTTGCTTGGATTGTCATAATCAAACAGGGGTAACTTCAACAGAACGGATCAGATTGGTGCGATCTTGTGCTAAGTAATCATCAGCAATTTTACCACAAGATGAACGCGATTTCACAATCTTTTCTTCATACAGGTTCTCATCTTCATCAGGAACCCAATACTCAATCAGAAGACGGTAAGTGTTCATAATCAGTACAGAGGGCAGAAAGAACCACAGAACTTACGAACCCACTGCAAAGTGTCATAATGACTGCGGGGTTTCGACATCACCATGCTTTTGTTTGTTTCAGTGTTGAGAGCAATAGCAACGTATTTGTGGTCACATTCTTGATACTCAGGAGTGATTTGTTGAATGAACATTTGCATCACCTTGCCTTCTTTCCAGTTGGTGACATAGTGAAAAACTTGATCCATTTCGGTGGTTGTGCTCATACTACTGAAGCACTTTCAAGGGCCCAGTTCTATTCACCAGCGGCCTTGTTGGATGAGAATCTTTTTGATCTCGCTATAAATGAACTGACGAAGTTTAGTGTCGGTAGTGTTATCAAAAGCATAATAAAGACGATTCAGATACTCATTCTGTGTGACACCAATGTTACCATCACCACCGATCTCATTGAGTGATGAACCTGCTTTAGCTTTGGGTTTGCCAAAGTTACCAGTGATGTTACCTTGTGTCCTCAGTTTAGGACGAATCTTTGAGAGGTTAGAATAAGTCATAATTCCATCCAGATTTCAAAGATTTAATCATTTCAGACAAAGTTTGTTCGCTACCTTTTAATCTAGGATTGCAACGACGTTTCTCAACTGGAGGTGGATTGTAGAGTTTGATTGTTGATGCTAAACGCAAATCATTCATTCTTCATCCTCCTCATAAGGGAACATTTCATCATACTCTTCATCAGTGAGAGTAAGATACTGAACATTAGCGTTCTTGTGCTCTTCAGCATACACTAACTGGTAGTGTGCGAAAGAAGAAGAGCTGGTGCTAGCAAACTCTACTAGACCATCAACTAAACAAAGGTAGTTCATTTTGCGTACAGATAACCACCCGACCAATCTGCATTTTGCAGAAGATATTCACGATCTTTGATCAATCGCAGATCATAACGAACACCTTTCGCAGGACTACGCCAGGTTGCAGACTTGTAAACTTCACCAGTGTTCTTATCAATGAAGCAATGAACACTGCGGGAACCGCCACCACTCACAAAGATGACTTTATGATACTTTTTACCAGTCTCAATCACATAATCAATGTCGCTCTTTCCAGACTTAAGTTCATCAATCTTGCGCTGATGATACTCTCTACTACTCACAAGTGTAGTGCAATCTCCATAAGTATCAAGATGTCGTTGATGACCGCGAATAGAATACTGACGATAGTTGTCCTTCAGTGCTTCAATTAGCAGCAGAGTATTCTTGAGAACATTCTCTGCAATAGTTTGTTTTGCTTGTGCTTGCATGGTAGTGTTGCTCATACTATGGATGCACTTTCAAGGGCCCAGTTACATTCACCAATTCTTTTGGAGTGTAAAGTTCTGACGACTGAACTCTTCACGGTTCACGATCTTGTATGATCCAAACTCATTGTGCATTACATATCCTTCGTGATCACTCAATTCACCATCAATCTCGCACGAAATATCAGTGTCAGATTCAATGAAGCAGAACAAATCCATCTTGATAGACTCAACTAACTTCCACAAACGCAGAACGTTGATGTCAACATCGTAATTTTCTGCAATTTCATGCTCATCTACCTCTTTACCTTCGCGGATGTAGGAATTGATGACTTTTTTCAATTCTGCTGCTTGTTTTACATTCACGAACTCACAGAGAGTTGACATTTGACGGGCAAACTTGCAAAAGTCTTCGATGTCATCACGATAAGGACAGATAGATGCTTCAGGTTGCACCCATTTCACGTCCAAAGTATCAGCGAACTGCTTGCTGATAGGATATGCAACAGCATTGCGAAGATCATCCTCACAATCATACTCAGTGTGTGGAGCGATGATTACACTTTGCTCAATCACCTCATTGAACTTGTAAGTGATCGTATTGGGGCGATAAGTATCACTCCCAGCAAAACCAATAAAATCACCTTGATAGATACGATTTGTGCGAGGTAGACTATCAAAGCAAGCATGAAGAATAGACGCAACTTTGCCCTCATGGTTCGTATCAATTTCTTCATGAGAATGATTGATCTTGATCTTTACTTTGTTGAACACAGATTTGGTGCCAACGAAGAACTTACCATTGGCAGGATTGCGACCCCAAACAATAGCAGGACTTCCATCAATCTTGACAGATACACTAGAATCAGCAGTGAACCAATCCAGCACAGATAGATCACCTGTCAGGACGCAATCTTCAGGATGTTCGAGATGTTTGTTTTGCATGATTCTATAATTGCATGAAAAAGAGGACTTCGCAAGTCCCCTTGTGCCAGTTCACTTACTGGCAGTACGCTTGTTGGTTTTGGTAACTTTTACGTCTTCAATCGGCAGAGCATTTGCATTAACCAACTGATACACAGTAGAAGTAGAACTATTCACCAAGAAAAGAGTTTGATTGATAAACTTGCGAACTTTGTTTGCGCCATCGTTCTCATTAAATGCACGAATCAGAAACTGACTGACTCCAACAAAAATAGCAGCGATGGTAGCAACATTCTTCACAAGAGTATCCACGAACGTCCAGTAAAAAGTCATAGTTTGTGTTAGAAACTGCTGTGAGAGCGGTGCCTCACATCATAGATGCACTTTCAAGGGCCCAGTTTCAATCAACGGGCAGTTGTGCTACACTCTTACCTTTCTTGTGATCTGTGATATATTTTCGTGCAGAACTTTCAGTCCTACAAAGTTTCTCAAGTTGCTGACCATTGTGAATGATTAGATACTGCTTACCATAAGGAATTGCAGCATAGGTATCCTTGAACATCGTAAATCCTTCTTTCATCGTTACACTTTCCAATAAATCTTGATTTTGATTGCGACGGATGACTCATAGCACCTGTGCAGTAGAATTGC